GACCTGGTGTCGGTGTGGTCTGTGCGGGTCGGGAAGCAGAAGCTGATCGACCGCACCCAGAACACGAAGTGGCGCGTGTCGCAGATGGCCTACCTTCGCCCGCCGGGCCACGCGCTGCTGGTGCCTGTGGTCGCTTCGTGACCCCGGAGCAGTTGGCGGCAGCCCGCCAGTCGGCGACCCGTCCACGTCGGACGGTGCCGGTCGTTCTGGACGGGGACGTGCGGGCGCAGATCGAGGCGGTCGAGGACGAACTCGACCGCCTCGTCCCCGACCCGGAAACCGACCGGCGGCTCGCCACCCGCACCAAACCCCCTGCGGCCCGGGTGGCGGAACTGGAGGCCGAGGCGACCCGGCTGCGGGAGGCCGCGGCCGGGACGACGCTGTACGTGGTCCTGGAGGGTATGGCGGGCACCCCGTACCGGGCGCTGCTCGCCGCCCACCCGCCCCGCAAGGACACGGAGGGCAAGACCCTGCCGTCGGACCTGACCGGGGTGAACGAGGAAACCGTCCGCGCCCCACTGGTCCGGTCCTGCGTCATCGGGCATCGGGTGAGCCCCGACGCCGACAGCCCCGTGTTGCCGCTCGAGGATGAATACGTTCAGTGGTTGACCGATTGGGCCACCGATCGACAGATGGACAACCTCGTCGCCGCGTCGTGGGCCGTGTGTCGCGGGGATGATGCCGTCCCTTTGTCGCGTCGGCGCTCTCAGACCCGGACCTCCGCCGCCGGGTAGAGACCGCCCGCCGGCTCGGTATCTCGGTCCGCCGCTTCGACGGCTGGGAACCGACCGAAACACATGAACACGTCTACGACGGGGACCGTCTGATCCGGACGGTCGTCACCCGCGAGGCGGAGTGGGATCCGGACGAGCGGGCCTGGATGTTGGGCCTCGCCGCGCGTGAGGCGGCCGAGTGTGGCCGCTGCGGCGGGGACCTGCACGAAACTCTCGACGAGGCGTGGAAGTGGGACCCGCAACCGCCGTCGGTGTGCCTGCGGTGTGTGGCGTTGCAGATGGCCGAGAAGTCCACAGAGAAGGACCCCTACCACCGGGCGATGATCCACCGCGTGGCGAAGAAGCCTCGCCCGCAACCGAAGAAACGCAGGGGGTGACCTATGGCCACCATGCGCACCATCGGGGTGAGGCTCCGTCTCCTGGTCGGGGACTACAAGCGCGACGCCGACGAGGCTTCGAGGGCCACGGAGCGGGTCGGCCAGTCCGGGGTGAAGGCAAAGGCCGACCTCGACGACCTGGCCATGGGGCTCGGCATCGTGGGCGGCGCCTTGACCGCAGTGGCTGGTGTCGCGATCTACGCCGGGGCCCAGTTCGACAAGCAAATGTCCGAAGTCGGCGCGGTCGCCAACGCCACTGCGTCCGACATGGAGGCATTGCGTCAGGCCGCACTCGACGCGGGTGCGGCGACCGTGTTCTCCGCGACCGAGGCGGCGAAGGCTGAGGCCGAGCTGGCGAAGGCCGGTATCTCCACCGCCGACATTCTCGGCGGTGCTCTGACGGGTGCCCTGTCGCTCGCGTCGGCCGGCTCACTGGACCTGGCGACCGCGGCTGAGATCGCGGCTGCCGCCATGAACACGTTCGACCTGAAGGGCCGCGACGTCGAGCACATCGCGGATGTTCTGGCCGCGGCGGCGAACAAGTCAGCGGCCGGGGTCGAGGATCTCGGGCAGGGTCTGCAACAGGTCGGTTTGGTCGCGAACCAGGTCGGGTTCAGCCTCGAGGAGACCGTCGCTCTGCTGGCGGCGATGGCGGACAACGGGGCGAAGGGCTCCGACGGCGCCACGTCGCTCAAGACCGCGCTGATGCGCCTCATGGCCCCGACTGACGGCGCCGCGGCCGAACTGGAAGAGCTCGGCATCTCGATGTATGACGCGAACGGCCAGATGGTGTCCGCGGCTGACATCTCGGGTCAGCTGCAGGGCGCCCTAGTGAAGCTGAGTTCGGAGCAGCGCAACGCGGCCCTGTCGACGATCTTCGGGTCGGACGCGATCCGGACCGCGAACGTGATCTACGGCGAGGGCGCGGCCGGGGTTCAGGAGTACATCGACGCCGTCAACGACCAGGGCGCCGCATCCCGCGTCGCGGCCGAGAAGCTGAACAACCTCGCTGGCGACGTCGAGGCGCTCAAGGGCTCCCTGGAGACCATGGCGATCGAGTCGAGCGGCGGCGCCTCATCCGGGCTTCGGGTGCTGACCCAGGCCGCCACGGGCACGGTGAACCTGCTCGGGGAACTCCCGCCAGCCATCACGGGCACGACGACGGCACTGATCGCGGTAGCAGGCATCACGGCCCTCACTGCCGCCGGCATGATCAAGTTCCGGCAGGCGGTAACCCCCGCCATGGAGTCCCTCGCAGCCATGGGCGGCGCCGGCGGCCGGGCCGCGACCGGCATCGGCATGGTCGCGAAGTGGGGCGGCAGGGCCACCGGCACCCTGATCGCCCTCACCGTCGCGACGCAGGCCCTCCGGGCGGCCACGGCGGACACCAAGGACGTGCAGGGGTTCTCGGACGCCGTCATGCGGCTCGGCGCCACGGGTGAGGCCAGCGGGGAACTGACCCGCATGTTCGGCGAGAACCTCAAGGATCTCAACGGCGACGTCGCGCTGACCGCGTCCGGCTGGGGCACGGCGCAGCGGACCATCGAAGGCATCGTGCCCGGTCTGCGGGAACTCAACGACGCCATGTACACCTCCTCGTCGCAGGCCAAGGAGAACGTCCAAGGCCTCGACCAAGCCTTGACCGACATGATCCGCGGCGGCCACGCCGAGGAGGCGAACCGGGCCGTCAACGAGATCATGGAGGCGACGGGCATCGGCTTCACGGAGCTGATGAACGTCCTCCCGCACTACCAGTCGGCCCTGATCGAGGCCGACAAGGTGACGCGTGACCAGAAGAAGTCCGCCGCCGCCGCGTCGGAGCAGAATGTCACCCTCGCTGGCGCGTTCGGGAAGGCCGCGTCCGAGGCTGACGGGCTGATAAATGCCTTCGATGAACTCAACGGCGTCACTCTGAACTGGCGCAAGGCCGAGCGTGAAGCCGAGGCCGCGGCTGACGATCTGCGTGAGGCTCTGGACGAGTCGAACGGTTCCCTTGACGTGCACGACGAGAAGGGTCGTGCCGCCGCCGCCGCTGTGGACGAGCTGGCACAGAAGGGTGTCGAGGCGGCCCAGGCAGTGCTTGACCAGACCGGCAGCGTTGAAGAGGCAAACAAGGTCTACGAGAAGTACCGCGGCGAACTCCGGAAGATCCTGTCTCAGGCGGGGCTGTCAAAGAAGGAAGTCGACAGACTCATCGACTCGATCATGTCGATGCCGTCGTCGAAGACCACCACCATCAAGGTGAAGACCAAGCTCGACATGTCAACCCTGCCCGAGTTCGTGCGCGATTCGCTGGGCATGCGTTGGGGCGGTGTGCGCCACGCGCAGGCGGGATCGCTTCGCCAGGCCGCCGCGTACGGTCCGCAGTCGCCGGCCCGGTACGCGTTCGCCGAACCCGCCACGGGCGGTGAGGCGTTCGTGCCGAAGAACGGCAACTACGGCCGGTCGATGGGGATCCTGTCGGAGGCCGCCGGCTGGTACGGGGCGTCAGTTGTCCCCGACCAAGGCTGGTACAGCGGGCAGGGCGGGTCTCCGGTCGAGGTCAAGCTCACCCTGGCCGGCGGCGACGCGGTCACCCGCTCGGTTGCGGAGAACATGCGGGTTGAGGTGTGGTCGGGCTACCGCGGCTCAGCCGACAGCTACCTCGGGCCCCGCCAGCGATGAGCTTCCCCGAGGACCCAGAGGACCTGCGAGTGCAGATCGCCTTCGGGTATGGCATCGGCGACGATCTGACCGACGACGGCATTTACACGACCGTGTCGGACGACATGGAGCCACGCGTCGCTGTAGTCCGGGGCAGGATCGGCGGCTCGTCCATCGCCCCCCCGACGCAGATCGCGGTCGGGATCAAGAACGCGGACGGCTCACTCTCACCCGACAACATCTTGTCCCCCTACTACGGCTTACTGCGCCGAAATACCCCGCTGCGGGTGCAGGTCGACTGCGGCGCCGGCTGGGTCACGCGTGCGTGTGGGCGCATCCCGAACTGGTCGCCGCGGTGGAGCGGGCCGGAGCTCGATCGGCGCCTGGATCTGATCGGGTCCGGTGACGACCGCCGAATCGGCATTTCGCGCGACGAGGCGACTTCGGCACTGACTCGGCAACTGCGCGGCGT